ATGCAGGCCCGTCCATCGTGCTCAACGCCGATCCCGACCAGTTGGAGCAGATGTTCATCAACCTGCTGGCCAACGCCGTGGATGCTTCGCTGGCCAACGGCTCGCGCACGGTGCACTTAAGCTGGCAGTTGGCGGACTCGACAGCTCTGGTCACCATCGAGGACCAGGGGCTGGGCATCGCCAACAGCGAAAACCTGTTTGTGCCCTTCTACACCACGAAGCCCGAGGGCAGCGGCGTGGGCCTGGCGCTGGCCCAGCGAATCGCCCGCGCCCACGGCGGCGAAATCACGCTGGTGAACCGTGAAGACGGCAAAGGCGCGCGCGCCACGATCCGGCTGCCCATCGAACAGCCATAGATTATTCTTGCCGCCAAGAAATCGTGCATGGGCGAGCCCACATCCGCCCGGCGGCCTACCCAAACCCTGCATCCCGTCAAAGCGGCATTACGGATTCCGCTGCGCCTCCGGCGCCATGGCTTGTAGCGAGAGCGTAGCGGCATCCTATACGGCCTACCCCCCACCCGTATTTTGTAAATAAATTCCTTGTTTTCTTGAGCTTACAGGTGGGGTTGCGCTGTAAAATTGTCATAACAAAGGAGTTACCCGCAAAATCGTCCAGGATAAGGAGTTAGAGCGAAACCACAGCAGATATAGCCTTGTCAGGAGTATCCAGTGTGGCTTTTTCTTCCACCCCGGAGAGGAAAAAGCCACTTGGCGGGCGTGCTTCCGAGATACACCTACTGTGGTTTCGCTATAGCGGCGCTTTTGTAGAACAACAAGAACGATTGGAGAAAATGCTCCTCAGAATTATTGTGCGACGAGGAGGCAAAATGATCTGCAAACAACTGCGGCTCTTGCAAACCCTGACGCCACTCACACTCCACTTTGAATTTCGCAAACGGCTCTTCTGTAGATTATGGTGGGCAGTGGGTGACTCGAACACCCGACTTCCTGCTTGTAAGGCAGGCGCTCTAACCAAAACCGGCAGTAGCCCTAAGCGGCTGCCATATGCAGTGTGTTTCCTGCTCTTGCTCAAATTGTCGCGTGGTGCGATAGACACATCTTCGCGTGACGGTAATCATGCGTCTGTGACGGCTGTCACAGGTACGAAAGTGACCTGCAGAGGGTGTGCTCTTCTTTGCATACTGAGCGCGGAAGCCGCGCCGCGCGCGCCTAAAGCTCTCCCTTCCTGCCATCCTGCACCCGCCCGATATTCTCCTGCTCGGCGATGCGCGCCACGCAATAACGGATCGTGTTCGTTATATCCAGGCCGAGCTTAGCTGAGAGCTTCTTCAAAATACTCAGTTGCGCCGGCGCGAATCCCACTTGAATGCGTTTGAAGGCCATAAGAGAAGCATAAACGCGCAGTAATCAGTCATTTAGGAGTATTGCGCACTCGTTTATACGTCATCTGTACGTCTGAGCAGCGGTTCTAGACACACGAGACGTGCTCATCATCACAACCAAACCGGAACGGAGGGAATATGTTCGATTCACAAAAAAATAACAGCGAAACTTCACTTGAAATTGATTCACTGATTGAATTACCTAGCTCTGTGCTTGGAGAGTCCATGCCTGTCGTGCAGATGCCGCGCCGTTTGGGCGCGTGCATAGAGCGTACTCCCTTCGCCGCCTCGGAAGGCGAGTTCGCGGAGCAACATACCATCGATCACGTCAACTGCCCGGCCTGCATCGCAAGCGACGAGGCGTTGCGCGGCGTCGATGTAGATTTCGCCTCCATGCTCTTCCGGGATGCCGGCGTCTACTGGATGAATCTCCGCCGCCAATCCACCCGCCTCAAACCACGCGCGCACGATGCCACCCAGGGCAACATCGACGCGCTGGATAAATTTTTTGGCGCTCTGCGCCTCTGTGATATAATGCCGGGCCACATCAGGGGTTACCAGATCGCCCGGCTGGCCAACGTGGTACGCGCGCGCGGCCAGGAGCTGCATCCCTGGAAGCGCAATGCTGGTAATATGCTCATCAATCATGAAATCAGCGTGGTGGGCCAGATGCTGAAGCATTGTCGGCTCTGGCAGAATGTACGCCCCTTCTACTTTCCGCTGGCGGTGAAGCAATGGTCACCGCGCACCATCCTGACTGAAGACGAAGAGGAACAGCTCTTCGCAGTGGCATCCCATCACCCCGAGGCCGCGCTGGCCTACTGGGTGGCGTGCATCACAATCAATACCAGCGCCGCGGGGCTCGAACTGCGCGGTTTGCGGCTCAAAAATCTTTGTCTGACTCATGAGGGGATCTCGGAAATTTACATCCCGGAGGATAGTGTGAAAAACGGCCACCGAGCGCGCAAGATTCCGCTGAACGGCCAGGCAAAATGGGCGGTGGAGCAATGCTTCAAGCGGGCTCTCAAGCTGGGGTCATGCGAATTGGATCATTATCTTTTCCCGTTCCGCGTGCTTCGGAATCAGTTCGATCCCACGCGGCCCGCATCGCGCAGTTGGCTACGCAAGAGCTGGGACAAGCTGCGCCAGGCGACGGGGTTTGTGGATCTGAAGCCGCACGATCTGAGGCACCACTGCATCACGCGGCTGCTGGAAAATGACGTGAACCCGGAGACGGTAATCGCCATCGCCGGGCACGTCGGGCGCAAAATGATGGAGTATTACGCGCATCAGCGCACGCGGGTAAAGTACGCGGCGCTGCTGGCTATCGAGCCGAAGTCGAGACGGCGCGTGATTCCGCCCCCAACCATCAGCGAGCTGCCCGCCTCGCGTGCGTCATAGGCTGAATGGGCGTGATGGGATCGCAGCCAGGGAATGGTTCTTTGGCCTCGAAGTGGCATAGGAATGCAGCGTTGCAGATGATCGCCGCGGTGTTGTCATCGTTGGCGTTGCCATGCTCGATGTAATCGAGCAAGTGACGCATCAGATGATTGATGCTTGCCTTTCGGAATTCGACGCCGCCGCAACGCCAGTTGTTTTCTCCATGTGTTTTAGCGCCCAACGCCAGCCGCCGCGCGAGGGCAGCCATGGCGACTTTGGGAATCAAATCATAACGCTCTTTGAGCACAGACCGTGTGCTTCCGTCCTCAAAGACAGCTTTCTCAGTTTTGCAATTTACAGGCATACTTCTCCTTTGAGTTTTGAATCGTACGATACAAATGAAAATCAGGCGGCGGGGGGCTTTCCCTGCCAGAGATTGAACTCCGCCTCGCGGCGGCTCTTGAGCGCGGCCAATTCCCTGGGGCCAGCGTGATCCCAGAGAAGCAATTGGCAAGCGGCGGCGGCATATTGCCCGGCATTCAGATCGCGCAGCAGTGTCGAGCCGCTGAGCTTTCCTGCGCCGAGGTTGTAAGTGAAGTCCACGAGCGCATCGAACTGCCCCTGGGTTAGCGGCACATGGACGAGGCGCAATACTGCGTTTTGCGCGGAGACAACATCGGCGGCCAGGAGCGTGGATGCTTGCGCCTCTGTGATTCCGTTGGGAAACTTCTCGGTGGGCAGGATGCGATGGCCGTAGCCGATAGTGAGAAAGCCCACCGCGTCAAGGTATGCGCTAGCCCGGAATCCTTCGGAGGCTTTGAGCAGCGCCAGGCCGGCGGCGCTCATCTGTGCTGGTTGTGCCATTATTTGTACCTCTTTTCGTAGTATCCGCGGTCGAAATATGGAAACCATTCGACTCCAAAGCGGGTAATGATGCCGGCGGCATCCTGCGTGATTCGCATCTCCAGAAAGCCGACATGCGCGGCCAGTTTTTTCTTGCGCATGAAAAGGCTCTGATCTTCCGTGCATCCGGCTTGAACGCAATGCACCTCGCGCGGGAATCCATACTCAAACTTGTGGTAATGGCCGATGATAAGAAGCTGCGGTTTCTCTCCTCCCTGATAGCTCTCCACGAGCTTCTGCGCCGTGTAGCTTGTGGCATAGGCTGAGCCTCCGCCGGGATGCACCACGCGAGCCACAGCGGCCCCAGAGCCGCATCGCAGAGCGACATCGGCCTCCGCATAACCCAGGTAGTGCAGATCGTGGCGGCCGGCGTCCTTGGCGCGGTTTTCCAGATAGCGTCCTATCTCGATGCCTTCGCGCTGGGCATACCAGCCCTCGTGATCGTCGCCCGCAATGAAGTGTGTGGTAATGCCGCGCCGGACCGGGAACTTGTCAATCAGATAGTCGAGCTGATTATCCATGCCCGGCGCGGTCAGAAGCTCCGTTTTGTTGAAGCGGGCTTCTCCGTCTATCCAGTTGCCCGCATTGAAAACGTGCTTGATGCCGCGCCGCTCGAAATGGTTATACGCCGCGTTGAGCACGTCGAGCCGCGCGTACTTGCTGCACAGGTGATTGTCTGAGGTAACGCCATAGACCTGCTCTTCGCCGGGCTTGGCGTGGAGTTCAAAACGGCCCGGAGCGATGTTGACGGTTGACACGGCCTCGAAAATTTCGCCGGGGTGCTCAGTGAGCAAAATGCCGCGCTCTTTCATGTGTCCCACCGCGCGGCGGACCGACGGCGCTGTCATGCCCATCATTTCCGCAAGATCGTTCAAAGTGGCGGGGCTTTGCCTCAGCCGCTTGTGAATGTCTGCCTCGACCAGTTCCGGAGCCTTCGGAGCATCCTCTGCCGGCGTGTTCCAATATCGCAGCACTGCCGTGGCGTCGATTTTGAGCTTCCTTCCAATTGCGCGCGAAGATAGACCTTTGGCGCGGAGCGCGCGCATCTCTTTTTTCTGCTGGAGAGAAACCGTCTGATATTGGTTTGGCATCAGTGCCTCATGATTCCGAAAATGTAATAAACCGCGCCCACAGCCCCAGCCAATACACCCCCAAGCCAGGCAGCGCCATGAGCGGCCCACCCCAATCTCTCCCCGCGCTTGATGCGCTTTTCATGATCGGCCAGCGTGGCCTCAATGCGCGGGATGCGGCCTTGCGCGTCTTCGGTCTGATCGTCGCCCATGAGCTTGGTTTGAAAGACGCGCAGATCGGCGCGCAAATCACGAACCTCACCGATTAGTTCTGTCAATGCCGTCGATTCGCTGGGGGCCATACGATCACTCCTGTATTCACTATGCCCATAAAAGCAAAAGCCCCGCGAATACGGGGCCTTTGCGATCCTTTTAGGGATCAGGTTACTTGAGATCGCCGTTGAGGTCTGTTCCCTCTTTTTCGATAGCCGCCCAAAAGGGCGGCCACAGTTTGAATGCGGCCTCTACCGATTCCACCGCGGCGGTATCACTCACCCAGTTCACCCCTTTCTGATCTGCGGCAATGGCGATATTCGCAGAGGCCAGAGCAATGGCGGAAATGAACGGCTTTCCAGTGGTGATAGTTTCGGCGGAATCGCTCTGCGCATCCTTCACGGCTTTGCTGAACTTGATTTCCAGAGTGGGCAGGTAAACTGCCGCGTTCTTAATGTTCACCCCGAGCTTCTTGAAAAAATTCCCGATAGACTGCAAACTCATGATTCACCCTCCGGTTGATGATTACTTACAGTTTCATCGTGAGTCGAAAGCGGGAAAGCGCGCAAAAAGGGCGGCTCGAAGGCCGCCCTGGCTGGAATAGAAACTGGAATAATCTGCGCCCGGTTTTGCAATTGCGCGGCGTTATCCCTGTGGCCACAACTCAGCGTCCAGATCATAGACATAGCAGCTATCGCCCGATACGCTGTTGACCAGGTTGACGATGACATAGCCCGTCGCAGTTGAGGTATTGATGGTGGCCGTTGAGCCGACGCTTGTTGTCAACGCGCCATTTCCATAGCCCCAATAAGGCGTAACCTGCGAACTTGTTGACCCCGCATTGAGCAGCTTCTGGTCAAGATACGCGAGCTTGCTTGCGCCGGTGGAAGTGGCAACGCCGCCGATTTGGGTTGCCGACGTGCTGCCGGATGCAGTGCCCCAGCGTAATCGCAAAGTGCAGGACCCGGTATTGCTGGACCCGCCTACAACATTTGCGTGAATCTCGATCCGCGCCTTTGTTCCCATCATACCGGCAGGAACTGCGCAATTGTCTACATTGGTTTCCGCCGTGGTTCCCGTGACCGCAGAGGATTCCGCTGGAAACGAGCAAAGAGTGGTAGACCCGCCATTGTTGGCAAGGGTGTTCTGGACGAAGGCCGTTGTTGCCAGGCTCTTGCTGTTATCTCCGGTGGTAGGAGTATTGGTTGTAGTCGGACCCAGCGTCTGCCAGGGCGCTTGAACAGGAGTGGGAGTCACCGAGGATAGCGCAACCGGCGTTCCGGCAGTCACACTCACAACCTGCTTCTGACTGTAGTTCGTGTCATAAGTGAAAAATTGGAGATGAACGACACCTTGCCGGGCATAAGTCGGGTCAGTGTTCACAATGTAAATCGTGAACTGACCTGCCGCGGTTACCGGCGTCGTGAGATACATATACTGATAGTTTTGCTGGTTAATATCTGGCACAGTGTCGGTCTGCCAGAGCAGCATTCCGCCCTGCGTTCCAGAGCCGTCGTAACCAAGCACCGTGCGCGCCGGATATTGCGAGCTGAGCGTAGCCTTGAACGACACGCCAAACTGCGAATAGTTTGATAGGCTCGACAAGTTCACCGTGATGGGGATTGCATTCGTGCCAGTGTTTGCGCCGATGGCAAATTGCACATCGAAGGTCTGCGTATTCAGATTCTCCATCGGCGACACAGGCGAGAGCGTGCAGACCGTGTTCTTGACAATCGCGCCGGAGACCGCTGTCGTTGCGGCCGTGTCCAGAGTCAGGATCAGTCCAGTGTCATCAACGTGCAAAATATTGGCGTAGAGGTCTGCGCCGGAGGCCCCCGCACCCACAACGTCAACGCCAAACTGCGGAGCAATCCAATCCGATGGCGCGCCAGAGAGCGTGAGAGCCGTAGACCCCGCCGCGATGGTAGCTGTCGGCGTCAACGTGTTCAACACGGAAGTTTCACCCGCCCCGGATGTTGGGCAATTCGCCTGATAAAGTGCGGAGTTTGCCGTACCGGCGATGCCGGTCTTGTTGAAGACGAGAGAGCCTGTAGTCAGCCACCCCGAGAAGCTTGATAGCTGCGAGGTTGTCGTAGCTGTCAAGTTGATTCCGAGAAGCTGGTCGATAAAATGAAAGGTGCTGTACTGGCCAGCGTAAGGTGAAGTGTGATTCAGGACATATGAGTTATTAAGTCTTACAGGAATCGCTTCAAAACCAGTCCCCGCGTCGTTATTATTCAGCTCGTTGAAGCCTTGAAAAGACGATGCGGTTGACTCGAAGCCAACCTCGCCTGCATCTGAAGAGACGATTTTCGAGTTGTACTGATGGCTGGCGTAACCGGCGATAGGCGATCCATCCAGGGCAACCGTCACAAGCGGGGAGGTGCCCGTGAATCCCGTCTGAAGCACCCGGAAGAGAGACCGCTGCATATTCCCGGCCGCCGTTGCATAGGTGTTCAGCGGCTGATTCAGTTCGATTCGTCCATTGAGCCAGTTCACGGTTCCGGAGTTCCAGTAAATCGGCGCCAGCCCGCTC